CAGCAAATTGCCAGATCGCGACTGGTTTTTGAAACATTATGATAAGGCGGTACTTGACAAACAAAATGTCAAGTGGCCGTTTTGGAAAGCAAGTTTTGAAGCACGTCGAATGAGTGGTGAGATGAATACAAGTCTTGGAAATGGACTGTTGAATCTAATTTGCAATATGTTCCTGTTACATAAGGCTGGGGTTGAAGTAGACCAACTCCGTGCGGTCTTTGAGGGTGATGATGGACTCATTTACAAGCCCGATGGTGTCATATTTGATGCTGACCTTTGGTCAAATTTCGGATTTATCATTAAATATGAGCACATTCAAGACTGGACAAAAGCTGGGTTCTGCGGCACTGTGTTTGATAGTGGTACCAACACTATGCTAGTCGAACCTACTTATGTACTAAGCAATACACCATGGGTGTCCGCTGACTACCGCCATGCTAAACGCAGCACACTGTATGGCATTGTTAGGTCCAAGGCTCTCAGCATTGCTTATCAATATGTGGGAAATCCAATACTACAAAGTTATTCCAGGTGGTTGTTGAGGATGACACGGGGTCACAGTATTGAGAAATACTTTCAGGCCCGTAGCGTGAATCTTTACGATCGCGAGAAGATGAAAATGATTTTGGATGAATTAGGTGTTGGCTACACTTTCTCCAATGATAAGATCCCAGTCAGAAGAGTTTCGCCCCAAACGCGTTGCACTGTCGAGATGCTTTATGGCATATCACCGAGTGCTCAGATCCGTTTAGAAAACTACTTTGATCATGATTCGTCTTATAAGTTCCCTTCAGATCTTATCTGTTGGAAGGTGCCGGAGTCGTGGTATGATTACAGGCTCTGGTACACTGACCTGGTTAGGGCGGACAATTACCGGGATCCAGATGCTCACTGGATTCAGGTAGCACCCATGGCCGGTGCTTCGTTAAATCCTCACATTCGGAGAATTGTAGAGATACAACTGGATGTCGTTTTGGATGTCGACAATAGACACCATAACTACTGGATACCGAGG